ACAATCGGGCAGTCTCTCACACTCCTAAACAACGAGATCACAAAATTTGTTGGCGAAGCAGGTAAGGGAAGTGGTGCGGCACAGGTATTAGCTGGATCAGTTCAAACTCTTGCAAGTAATTTAGATTTAATTGCTGATGGGGCTTTAGTAGTTGGTATTGGATATATCACTCGTGCAATTTTGATGAAGAGCGCTGCTATTAAAGAGGGAATGGCTTCAACTTTAGCGAGCCGCCAAGCATCTGTATTAAATGCTCAAGCAGAATATGCAGAAGCTACCGCTGCTTTGAATGCTGCAAAAGCTCATCTCGCGAATGTGCGAGCAACAAATGCAGAAACCCAAGCTAAATTTGGAGCAACTGCGGCAGCAACTCGATACGCACAAGCACAGGCAGCAGTAACTGCTGCTACAAATGCACAAACTGCTGCGCAAACACGCCTCTCAGCAGCTTCTTCTTTAGTTGGTAGTATTGGTAGCCGAGCATTAGGACTTATCGGAGGTCCAATTGGAGCAATTACCTTAGGTGTATCCGCTCTGGCTGCAACTTACACTTATTTTAAAGGTAAGGCAGAAGAAGCGAATAGAACTCTCGCTGAACAAGCCGAAGTGGCTAACCGTACTGCTGAAGAATTAAAAGGCTTAAAAGGTGAGGCAAAAACCAAAGCTATTAATGACTTAACAACGGCTTTTAAAGCTCAAAATGAGGAGTTGAAAAAAACAGAAATGGCTGTTGGTTCAGCTTTAATTGATATTCAAAACTACGGTAAAGGTAATGTTGAACTTACAAGGATTTCTAATGAAGCTCGATTGGGCACGATTAGCTACAAGGAGGCTATGGAGCAACTTGCTAAGCAGAAGTTACCCCCAAGCTTAAGAGATGCATTGAAGGAGCAAATCGACAAATATAATGAAGCTTATGAAAAGGCTGATAAGACCAAAACAGCCATTAAATTGCTTGGTATTGAAGTTACTTTAACGGGTAACAAAGCACAAAATGCAGCAATTGAGCAGCAGAAACATGCTGATGCCATCAAGAATACAAAACAGGCTGCAGATGAGGCTCAAAAGTCCTTACAGAAAATGTATGCAGATAAATTGTGGGATACGCAATTTGTCGAGATAGTAATGAAAAAGGGTTTTTCTGAGTCTCAGGCTAATGATTTACTGAAGCTTTATAAAGATTCATTAGCTAAGGGTCTTAAGGCAGCAGACCGAGAGGCTATGAAAGCATTAACGGATACTTGGAAAGCAGAAGAATCAATCAAAGCCATCACGGATGCTAGAACTGATTCAATACGTGAGCAAAACAAGGAGCTTAAAAATCAGCAAAAAGTACTAAATGTAAATGCGAAAGTCCTAGCAAATGCTTCAAAATTCGGCTTTGCAGATCTAGAGTCTAAATACAAACTTCCATCGGGAACATTATCCGCGATTCATATGATCGAATCTCGAGGTAATGCAAAAGCCTATAACAAAAAAACTGGGGCCACTGGTGGATTTCAGTTTCTCGAAGGTACTGCCAAGCAATATGGCGTAAAAGACCGCACTGATTTAGCACAATCTGCTGAAGGTGCCGCTAAGTACATGTCTTATCTTTTGAAGCTTTTTAAAGGTGATTTAGAAAAGGCTGTACGTGCATATCATGCAGGTGAAGGCAATGTAATGAAGGGTAAAGGTATTGGTAAAAATAATAATCAATACTGGAAAGACTATCAAAGTTACATGGCTGGTATTAATGGCTATTCTGCTGGTGATATCTCATCAAAAGACTTTGATAAGCTTATTCAAGATACCACTAAAATGGCCGAGGAGCAGGCAAAACTTCGTCTTCAATTAGAGAATGAGGTTGCTAATCAAGTAACAAAGATTAGGTATGATCTGGCCAAAAAACTTGAGGATGTTGATAAAGCTAACTTTAGCCCAGAACGCAAGGCCGAAATTAAAGCAGAACTTCAAGCACGTGCAGATAATGATATTGCTATTGCTGAGCAAGCTACAAAGACTAAGCTTGATTCATTCCGAGACTACACAAAGACGGAAGAGCAAATATTAAAAGATAGCTATGCCAAGCGTCAGTTTGAGGCCGAGCATGACCTAGATTTAACTAAAGATCAGCGTAAAGAGGCTGTTGATCTATTAGCTCAACAATTAAAGCAAGAACTTGGGTTAATGCAATTAGCTCAGGAACAGCGTTTATTTCAGGCACGTTTATCATTGCTTTCTGAAACCCAAGCCATGCAGGAACGTTACAGACTCGAACGGGAGGAAATTCTTAAGAATACCAAGCTTTCTATAGAAGAGCGGCAAAAGCTAATCGCATTATCTAAAGCCAATCAGGATAAAGAGACACGCGATAAAGTGAATAATGCTGCTCAAAACTGGGGTGGTATCCAGGCGGATATGAATGGTACCGGAGAATTTTTCAGACAGGATCAGGAACGATTTAGCCGTTTAAATGCTGCAAATGATTTAGCAGATAGTCAATTTGCTGCTACCGACCTGAATGAGCAAAACTCTTTAGATGGTTTGAATGCTCAATTCGAAGCTGGACTAATTAAGCAGCAGGATTATGAAAACCAGAAAACAGCTATCATTCAAGCAGCTCAAGATCAACGTAATCAGATTGCTGCTGAATATGCAAAGAATGCTCAGGATATTGAAGATAAGTATCAACAAGATCGCTTGAACACTCAAATTGCATTTGGTGGCCAAATGATGGGTTCACTCACATCGATGTTTGGTTCAATGTTTGGTGAGCAGTCTAAAGCATACAAGATCATGTTTGCTGCAGATAAAGCTTATGCGATTGCAGCAGCCGGTATTGCGATTCAGCAAAATATTGCAGCAGCTTCAAAAGCTGGTTTTCCCCTTAACATTCCATTAATAGCTGGGGCGGTTGCTCAAGGTGCAAGCATTATTGCAAACATTCGGGCAATCAAAGATCAAGGCTTTGCTGACGGTGGTTACACTGGATCTGGTGGAAAATATGAACCTGCAGGTATTGTCCATAAAGGAGAGGTAGTCTGGTCCCAAGAAGATATTCGCCGTTGGGGTGGTGTTGGGTTAGTTGAAAATATGCGTAAGAGTGCAAACCCTGAAGCTTTTCTCAATAACAATGCCTCAGCTGATAGTGTCATGCGCCGTGCAATGATGAGCTCTAATGCCTTTTTAGAAAGCCAAAAGCAATCTGATATCTTTAATCAACCGGTTCAAGATACTCAGATTATCTATAAGGGTAATAGAGACACACCTAAGTTAGCTTCTTCAGCAACTTCTGATCTATACCACGATGGCAAGGTCTACTTCTCATCCAATGGTTTAGTTCAGGATCGATCAAATCTTGAGGATGTTCAAGACTTCACGATAAGTCAAGCTTCTCGACCTCAAGCTGAGATTATGCCTTCAATTGAACCTTCTACACCGACAATCAATTTCAAAATTGAAGTGATTAATCAGGTGAGTGGAGCAACTGTTGAAGCTGAGCAACTGGATGAGCAAACTGTCCGGATCATTGTTAAAGATGAACTGGATAAGCAGCTTCCAAGAACGGTACCGAAGCTTGTAAGTGATCAAATCGCAAATCCAAACTCAACCATTAGTCGGTCTTTGACTGAGAATACGACAGCAAGACGGAATCGTACTTAATAATTTGAACCCTTTTCGGAGGGTTCATTTTCATAATATTTAAATTTCAAGGTGATAGAGTCTATTTGCATTTAAATTGATGGTTATGACATGAAAAAAATAATTGTAATTTCGACAATACTTTTAAGCCTTTCGGGCTGTGCCATTCCTGCAGTAAATAATCTCGTAAGATCCACAAATATGTATCAGGATGATGTTTCGGGAAATACTGCAAATTTAAGGGTTTATAGAAGTAATATTCCCATGGTGCAGTTTTATATTACTTATCAAAATAATGAGGGTGAAAAAATTTCAAAAAACCTAATCACAAAGCAGATTTCAAATAATTTAACAAAGTATGGCTCATTGCATGAGCCCAAAAAATTAAATATGCCTAAACCCACAATCAGTTTAAATAATGGTGAAGAGTTTTTTGAGTTTAAAGTACCCGCAAATAAGAAGTTAACTTTCAGGCTTACTTCTGTTATTGGGTCAACTACTATGTATAGTTGTGATGTAAAAATGGACTATCAGTTGGAAAGAAATAGAAATTATGAATTGATCCGTTTTAAACAGATCAAAGATTTTGTGAATCCAGCTTTACTGACTGAACCATCTCAAGATGGAGCCTACTGCAAGTTTGTAGTGAAAGAGATTTTTGAAGATGGTAAAGAAACTATTATTAAATCGATTTCTTAATGTTAAATCGTTTTTGTAATTAATTTAAATATCTAAAACTTATTTCATCAAACCACCCTTCGAGGTGGTTTTTTATTACCTGAAGGAAAGTTATGTACAAGTTAAAGCTAAATCCTCAGACCAGCGGCTATGGCGTAACACCGGGTGATGATGTAAAGCGTCAACAAATGGATGGTGGTCGTGGTCGCTATTACATCGATGTGAAACGTAACAGCCACATTGTTGATGTGAACTGGAACTTAAGTAAAACCGATTTCAATAAAATGATGGCTTTCTGGCGGGTCTATCAGAATAAACCAGCTTCATTCTATGCAGATCTGGTGATTGATCAGGGAGCACGGCAGCAATATCTATGCAATTTCATTCCAAACTCTTTCAAGACCAATGAAGTCAACGGCAACCTTTACCGGGTAAATGCGCAGCTCGAGGTTGTTCAAAACCAGCCTAACTTTACTGCCGATATCGCTTTGATTAAGGATTGGGAGGTCTGATGGATAACGAATATGCCAAATTCTTTTTCAATCGAAAAGTTGATGTTTATCAACTGGAATGTATTGAGCTATCACATCCTTCTTTTATGAATACTTACCGGGTAGTCCGTAATGATGACCGAGGTGTCTATGTACAACATAAGGAAGGATCCGGTCAGGTCTATTATGAGTTCCTGCCAGTCTCTATCCAAAGATCCGGAATGCTTGGTGATCTGGACCAGACATTAACCGTTTCTATTTCTGGTCTAGGTGATGTGATGCCTGATGAGTTTGAACGGGTAATCGAAGGGCAATATCCCGATGTAAAGCCAACAGTAAATTACCGGATTTACAGTTCAGACAATCTGAATTCTCCAATGTTTTATTTACTCGGACTGCAACTCTCCAGTGTTGCCATGAACCATAAAGCTGTGACATTCAAAGCTGAATCACCACGATTAAATAACACTAAAACCGGAGATATCTTTGCACTGGATCGCTTTAGTGGCTTGAAGGGGGCTATATGAAAAGTCACGATCATTTGCTCGATAGGCAATATGACGATGAACACTACAATTGTGTTCACTTTGTTCATGAAGCTGCAATGGACCTATACGGTATAGATCGGGCGGAAGCGCTTGAACTCTTTATGCAGCCTAAGGGCAAAATTACTTTTTTATCTTCACGGTTAAAACTTTTAAATCCGCTGCCCATGCCTAAGGAAGGCTGCATAGTCGCCTTCCATCCTAGACAAAGAAATAAGCCCCCGCATGTGGGGCTTTTTCGTGGGCAAAAGATTCTTCACCTCATGGAAAGCGGAGTCACTTATTTGCCTGAAGAGGTCGTGATGGGGATGGGGTTTAATCGGGTCAGTTATTATGATTAAAGTTATTTATAAAAAAGATGCTTTGTCTGAAGAAAAGACAATTGAGCAGGCACAAACCATTGGGCAATGGCTCACTTCAAAATATGAACATATGCCTGAGCATGTCCGTATCTTTCATACCACAAGCAATATGGATCATGCGGAAATTTCATTTGCGAATGAAGTCACACCGAAGAATGCTTATGAGTTAAAGCAGCTTGATTTCTTACCGGGTACTTTTATCGTAGTTGAGAACCCTAAATGGGTCGCGGCTATTGTTTCGATTGTGATTAGTATTGCGATCGCATTTTTAATGCCGACCCCATCGATAGCCCAGACTACTCAAAATACAAACCAGTCTTCTTCAGCAAACAATGAACTTTCTAACCGTGAAAACAAGATCCGGGTGAATGGCCGTATTGCTGATAACTATGGAGCTGGGTGGAATACTCCCGACCTAATCGCAGTACCTTACAAGGTATATGAAAATAACGTTGAAGTTGAGCATGTAGTGGGCTGTATTGGTCGTGGACACTATAAAATCAATGGAGCTTATGACGGTGAAACCAATATTGTCGATATTGCCGGTGCATCGGTAGAAGTCTATCGACCGGGTGTCGATATTGTCTCGGGTGAACCATATTTCTCGCTTGGTACCGAAATTACAACTCCACCCTTAACGGTTCAGCACCAAACTTCTGTTAATGGCCAAGTTCTCCGTCCAGCAGATACGCAATCTTTAGAGGGTACCAACTATCTTCATTTTGCATACCCAAACGAGATCCTTCGGGCATCTGCAAACAACACAGATTTAACCACTAAGTTTGTAAGTAATGACCGTGTAGAAATCACCAATGCCTCATTCACGTTTAACGGCCAGACTTATGATTTAAACGGCACTTACAGCGTTCTATCGGTAGCTGATGATCGCATGACGTTATCAAATCCGGCGGCCGTTAATGCTAACTGGTTAAAGCTTAAAGAGTTAAATAACCAACAAACTACAGCTTTGTCACCAAAGATCAGTTCAATAGGTGAAAAATGGATTGGTCCATTCATTCTGGACAATGTTGAACGTAGCCGGGTGCTGTGTAATTTTGTGGCCACCAATGGACTTTATACCGTTTCTTCAGGTGGGAATCAGGCCGCTGTTAACGTCACGATTGAAGTTGAGGTAACACCGGTAAATGAATCTGGTGCAGCGATTGGTAATCCGATGCTGAAACAGATCATTTTGAAGGGTTCGGCAAAGTCACGTCAGACCGTTGGTGCAACACTTGATATGGTCACGTTTCAGGGACGCTGTAGTGTCCGTGCTCGGCGGTTAACACCAACACCGGCGGTTACTACGGTAGTAGATGAAGTAAAGTGGCAGGCGCTTTACGGTGCTTATCCTTTGCAAAGTACAGTGTACGAACATGAAACGGTTTTTCGTGCGCGTACTTATGCAACCACTGGAGCTTTATCTGTTAAGTCCCGCAAGATCAATTTTGATCTCCAGCGAATGTTGCCGACTTATAAAAACGGGGCAATGACAACAGAGCTATATCCAACGTCTAGCTTTGCTGATGCGCTGGTCTCAATGGCACTGGACGACAAGATTGGCCGCCGTACGATCGATGAGATTGATCTGGAAAACATCTATCGCACATATAACGATGTAGTGGATTATTTTGGTACACCGTTAGCGGCTGAATTCTGTACCACAATTGATGATACGAATCTATCTTTTGAAGAGCTGGTTACCAATCTTTGTGATGCAGTGTTTTGCACTGCATATCGTCAAAATAATAAGCTCAAGCTTTATTTTGAACGGCCAACCGATAACTCTGTAATGCTGTTTAACTTCAGGAATATCATTCCGGATAGTTACAAGCATGACCTGACCTTTGGCGTGATGGATGACTACGACGGACTGATCTATGAATACACGGATCCGACCGACGATAGCCGTATCAATATCTATTTGCCAGACAAAGGAGCAAAGAACCCGAAAGAAGTGAAGTCTGTTGGTGTACGGAACAAGTGGCAAGCTCATTTCAATGCTTACCGGCTCTGGAATAAGCTTCGGTTTCAACGTAAATCCATTACCTTTGATGCGGCACCAGAATCAGAATTACTGGTTTTACGTGACCGGATTGCTGTAGCGGATTATCGCAATGGTATTCATCAAAGCGGTGAGGTGGTGCAGCAAGAGGGTTTAATCCTGACTTTAAGCCATGATGTAGATTTTATTGCAGGCAAGAGTTATGTGATTTATTTGCAAATGGGGGATGGTACCGTGGACCTTATTCCTGTTACCGCAGGATCTGCCAAGAACAAGGTAGTTTTAGGCCGATTACCGAACGGTGCATTAAAGCTTAGTCCTGATGATTTTGTGAATACTATCTATACGGTGGTTAATGACGATACCAAAGGCTCACTGCCTTATCTGGTTGCAAAAAGAGAACCGGCTGACCAGTTCTCTAATACAATTACTGCAATTAATTACGATGAACGTTATTACCTCAATGACAAGGATTTTATTGATGTACCGGTTGATGATTCACCAATCTACATTCGATATGACCAGCTTGATATTAATCTCGCACGTTTATATCAAATGCAAAGAGGTGATTTACCAACGACTGGAGAAATTAGCTTTGTAGTTGAAGCTGGTGCGCTGGTTTCAAGCTCAAGTTCTTATCGACCTGAAACAAGGATGGTTTATAAGTTTGACTATAATAATAGTCCTGCAAAACGAGAGTATATCGTTCCAGCTGCCTCAGAATTACCGGCGATAGATACAGGGGAGTTCCCGCCCGATCTGGTGGTAAATCTGACTATTAAAGGTGCTGTTGTTGGACGTGGTGGTGATGGAGGATTGCCACATTTGGCATTTGGTGCATGGTCTACCGATCCGGATTACAACTTTACCAAAACCCGCCGTGATGGGTTTCAGGGAGCACCCGGTTTGTTGAACCGGCACAGTAAACTAAATCTGATTATTGATGGTGGAACTCTGGCTCGAGGCGGATCTGGTGGCGGCGCAACACCAAGCGGTATTTACACTGAGTTAGCATATGGAGTCCAAGGTATACCCGGTGGAGCTGGTGCACCATTTGGACGGGTCATGACGGGACAGCCCATTTCAAATGACTCGCAAGACTGGCGGTGGTACTTAAATGGTGACTTTATGGTTGTTAAAGTAACCGATGCTGAAGCTGCAGTACCCGGTAAAGGTTACCGAACCCAAAATGACCGTTATGGATCTCCATTATCAGGTGATGGCGGAAACTGGGGCCAGCGCGGGACCAAATCCACCAATGATGGAACATGGAATTGGCAATACCATGGAATGACTGAAGGCCAGCCGGGGCCGGGGGGACCTGCAATTATTGGAGTTGCTCCACTTACAACTCAACTGATTAATGGAGGGAAAATTCTACAAACCCTTTAAAACTTAAAATAACTTTGAGCACCCAATTCGGGTGCTTTTTTATTGTCTATATTTTCTGGAGAAATAAATGGAACCAGTTTCCACTAGCGGTTTTACAGCACTTTTAAAATTATATGGGATTGCAATCATGGTGACTTTAGCAGTCGGTTTGGTTGCAGCAGTTGTATTGATGACACGTATGCCACGCTCACCACAAGAGTGGGCAGTGGGCTTGATCTGTACGGTTGTATCAAGTTTAGCTGGCGGCTCATTCATTATTGTGAAGTGGGGCCTTCATGAATGGGTTACTGATGTATGGGGGATGAT